TTTGCCGGCGTTGGCCACGGCTTCGACGCCAAAGACCCCGTGGGGGCGGTCCCCACGGCCCTGCTCATCGAAGTCGACGACGAAGGCGACTTCCACTACAACTGGGACGAGATCATCCCGAACCAGTTGCTCGTCATCAACGCCGGAGCGGATGTTGAGCGCGCCGCGGTCAGCCCGTTCGGCACCCTCACCTGGACACCGACCTGCACCTGGATCACCTCGAGCAACGTCACCGAGTTTCTCGGGATCGCGACCGCGACCGCCAACGACACCGCGTTCATCACCACTTGCGTCAACGCCGCGAACGCCTGGGCCTATCGCAAACGGCAAGAGGCCGGCTACCGCGACAGCCTCACCACCAGCCCCGGCGGAGATGTCACCCTCGGCACCACCCTGTTCGCCGCATCCATGTACCGCCGTCGCGGCTCAATCGACGGCTTCCAATCGTTTGACGTGATGGACACCACCCAGCCCGCCATGAGCATGGGAGACATCCACAAACTGTTGGGCGTCAACCGTAGCCAGGTGGCCTAATGACCGCCGTAGGCCCGCTCAACGACGTCCGCACCGCGCTCACGACTGAGATCACCGCGGCCGGCTTCGTACCCGTCACCGACCCGCGCAACGCCCGACCACTCACCGTGTTCGTCGAGCTGCCAACCATCACCGCGGTCACACCCAAAGTGCTGGATCTCACCTGGACACTCCGTGTGCTCGGAGCACCGCCAGGCAACCAAGACGCCCTCGACTGGATCTTCACCACAGTCGACACCCTTATCCAACGCCGATCCCTCGCGATCGTCGCTGGCACACCATCGTTGGCACAGATCGGAACACAAGAACTGCCCGCCTACGACCTGACATCGCGCTACGGCGCCCACACCCACTAGGAGAAAACCTTGGCTACCACCACCGTCGTCCTGTCCAACGCCTCCGTCGCCATCGGCGCCGTCGACGTTTCGGACCAGGTGCGATCCGTCACCCTCACCATCGGCTACGACCAGCTCGAAGTCACCGCCATGGGCGCCACCGGCCGCGCGTTCACCAAGGGTCTGCAGTCCGTCGACGTGACCCTTGAGATGTTCAACAGCTACGGCACCAGCGAAGTCGAAGCCACGCTGCATGACGTGGTCGGCGACGACGCCGTCACACTCACCATCTCGCCCAACGGCACCACCGAATCGGCCTCGAACCCCGAGTACACGATCACCGGCGCATTCCTTGCGAACTTCACGCCGATCGTCGGCACCGTCGGCGAACTGTCCATGGTGAACGTCAACTTCGTTGGCGGCACCTGGGCCCGCGACATCACCAACCCGTAACCCAACCAGTTAGGAGCCCGACAGATGATTGGCTGGAACCTCAAAATCACGCTCGACGACGGCCACGAGCACGAGGTACCCGTGACCTACGCCGTGGCCTGCGCCTGGGAGGACCACCACCCAGGCCAGGCCATGGAGGCCATGGTCCGCGAAGTCAAGTTTAAGCAGATCGCCTACCTCGCCTACCAGGCTTGCCTCAAGGCGAAAGTGCCCTGTAAGGCATGGCCGTCGTTCATCGACCAACTCGGCGACGTGGACTTCATCCCAAAAGGCAAAACCAAGGACAAGCAACCCGACTCATAGCCACCCTCGCGCTCCGCACCGGCATCTCGCCTCGAGAACTGCTGGACAGCCCTCATTCGATTGTGGAGGACATGGTGCGACAATTGGTGGAGGAGGATCAGAAAGGAGCACCATGAAAGCCCAAGTAGTCGGCCTCAAGGAAACGCTCCGCGACCTCAACAAACTGGACAAGGAACTGTCTAAGGAAATCCGCAAGGACATACGCGCCGTCGTTCAGCCGTTGGCCGACGCAATCAACTCCGAGGTGCCCGGCGGGCCCCCGCTGTCCGGCATGGATCACAACGGCCGCACCGGCTGGGGCAACCGCAAAAAGGTCGCCGTCAAGCTCGACACTCGCAAGCCGCGGAAGTACATCGACCGGCCTGGCCGAACCGTCACCAACGTCGTTCGTGTCACCACCAAGGACGCCCCGATTGCGATCGTCGACATGGCTGGCCGCGCCGGAGGCCAGGCATCTCGAGCACCACAAGCCCGACGCCGACCCAACTTTGCGTCGGCCCTCAACAGTCGACTCGGCCCGCCGTCCCGGTTTATGTGGCGCACCGCCGAAGGCCAATTAGACGAAATCCAGCGGAACATGACCCCAATAATCAATCGCGTCGAGCAGATTATGAACCGCGACCTATCCAACACCTATAAGAGCGGCTGACATGGCAATTAACATCCCGATAGTCACCGAATTCGTGGACACTGGCCTGAAGTCGGCCCAAGGAGCATTTGACACATTCCGCACCAAAGTCGGCGAAGCCGAAGGCGGCATGGGCAAACTAAAAGCAGGCGCAGGCGTCGCTTTCGACAGCATAAAAGCAAACGCAGGCAACCTCGCAATGGTCGCTGGCGGGGCAATCGCAGGTTTCGCCGCAAAAGCAATTGGCGACTTTCAAGACCTAGCATTATCAGTCGACAATTTTCGCGACAAAACAAACTTAACGCTCGACCAATCAAGCCGCTGGAACGCCTACACCAGTGACCTCGGCATTGAGTCCGATGCCATGGTTAAGATTTTCGACAAACTCGGCAAAGGCGCAACCGATCAAATTCCAGCATTTCAGGAATTGGGCGTTGAAATTGCGTTTGGGCCCGACGGAACAACGGACATTGAGGAAACGTTTTTCCGTGTCATAGACAAACTCAATTCACTTGAGGACCCCGCGGCTCGAGCCAAATTGCAGGCAGAACTTTTCGGCAAAGGCTGGATGAGCGCAGCAGAAATTATCAACAGCAGTTCCAGCGACATTAAGAGATCGCTAGAGGACGTCGGCGATTTTGAAATTATTGACGAAGAGGAAATTCAAAAAGCCAAAGATTTGCGTGAGGCGCAAGACCGCCTTGGCGACGCATTGGCGGAACTGTCAGTCAACATTGGAGAAAAATTAATTCCTGCATTGACCGATGCGACCGAGGCCGCAATTCCGTTTCTTGATGCAATCGGGCCTTTAGTCGATTTGACATTTGATGGAGCAGATGCCAATTCCTCTTATGCCGAACAAATCAGCAAAAGCAACTCGCAAATGCGGATCGGATGGAGTCTTGCTGAAAAATTGGCTAATTGGATAGGTATTGGCAACGATGAAACCGAGGAAATGGCCGAAACAGTTGATCAAGATTTGGTCAAAGCCTGGGAAGGTGGTTATCGCGCCATGATTGACGCACAAAGAGCCGCCGAGGATTTAACCGAGGAATTCATTAATGTTGACGACGCGTTGGCGGAGCTTAAAGGCAATGTCGACGAACGCCAAGCATGGCGCAACCTTCAAGATGACATTGACAAAGTTAAAGAAGCTGCAATCACAGCCTTCACGGAGGCCACGCCCGAAGCACTTCGTGACTCCGAGGCCGCCCTTGATAACGCGCGCCTAAAAGTCGGCGAATACATTACGTCAATTGACGGAATACCCGAGGATCAAAAAACTGAATTTATTGCCAATCTTGACCAGGCCAACATTCAGCAAATTGAGGCGATGCTGGCCTACCTGGCTCGAGCACGCGAAATACCGTTCATGCCGGTGCTTGCCCCAGGTGTGGGCGGTATCGGCGAAATCGGTTCCGGCGGTCGACCGATTGGCGAAGCCCCAATCAGCCTGGGTCGCGGCAACCGAATGGCAGTTGGTGGCGTCACCGTCAACGTGGCCGGTTCCGTCGTCACCGAACGCGACCTTGTCAACTCCGTCCGTAAGGGCCTGATCGACAGCCAGCGCAACGGCGCACCGCTGGTCTACTCCAACTCGTGACCCTGCCCTGCCAACCCGTCACCGTTATCCGGCTCGGCGTCGGCGCGTCGTTCGGCGACCCACTAATCCTGGGCGACCAACTGGACGGCATTCTCGGCACCAACATCCTCGCCTCCAGCACGATCCAAGAAATCGACATTTCTAGCCAGGTGACCCGCATCTCGACCCGCCACGGCCGGGACCGAATGTTCGAGCAATACCTACCCGGTGAAGCCACCATCGAATTCTTGGACTTCAACGGTGACTGGAACCCCGCCAACACCTCCAGCCCGTATTACCCCGAGATCAAGCCAATGCGCCAGGTCAAAATGCATACGACCTACAACGGCACCGAATACGCCCTATTCGCCGGTTTCATCACCTCCTGGGACTACACCTGGGCCGACGCCTCCGCCGACTACGCCATCGTCACAATCCAAGCCACCGACGGCTTCCGCCTCATGCAGCTCGCCAACATTGACACTGTCGCCGGAGCCGCCAACAAGGACCTGCCGGGCGAACGCATCGATCTGATCCTTGACGCAATCTCCTGGCCCTCCGGCCAACGCTCCATAGACCTTGGCGACACCGAGCTCGAGAACGACCCCGGAGGCTTCCGACCCGCCCTTGGCGCAATCCAAACCGTCGAACAATCCGACCTTGGCGCGTTCTTTGTCGACCACGACGGCAAAGCGATTTATTACAGCCGCGCCACACTCGCCCAAAAAGCGGCTGGCACACCCTACGAATTTGACGACAACGGCGTTGACATCCAATACCAAGACATCGATATCAACTACGACGAAACCGAACTAGCCAACGAAGTCACTCTTACTCGGCTATCCGGCTCGCCCCAAACCGTGTCGGACTCGGCGTCAATCGACGAATACTTCCTACGCTCGTACAACCGTTCCGGCCTGATGATGGAAACGAATGCCCTGGCCCTGTCTCGAGCGACGGCGATCCTCAACTACCGCAAACAGCCACGCCTCCGCGTCGACAGCTTCACCCTAGACATGTCCAGCGACACCAACCGGGTCGCGGCCGGCCTCGCCATGGAGATCGGCGATCCGGTCGTCATCACCAAATCCATGGCTGGTGGCACCGACATCACCCTGCGTCTCACAATCCAGGGCCACACCACCGACATCACACCCGACCGCTGGATCAGCACATTTACCACCGCATACCCACTATCCACCGCTTTCATTCTGGGAAGTACCGAATTCGGTATTCTTGGCACCAACACCCTCTAGGAGACATTTATGGCATGGCCCACCAAAACCGACTTCGTTGACGGCGATGTGCTCACCGCCGCGCAAGTCAACAACATCGGCACAAACCTAAACGTGTTCAATCCGACCGCCGCGACCAACGGCCAAGTGTTGACGGCGAACGGCTCCGGGTCTGCCTCATTCCAGACTCCGACCGCCGCCGCGTTTACGCAGATCGCGACAGGATCTATCTCGGGAACGACTTACGACATCACCAGTATCCCTGGAACCTACAAGCACCTTTTCGTCAGGATCATTGACTACAAACCAACGTCAGGTTCCGGTCGACTTTATGTTTACCCTCAAAACTCGGCATCTACCTACACAACATTTGTCAACTCTTACTACGGCAATACCGCCGGGTATTCCTACACGCTTTACATGGACTCGCAGTTCTCAGTAAACACGACAGGAAAACTAGACGCGACGATCTGGATCTATGACTACGCATCAACAACAAATACGATGAAGCAATACCAGTACGTCATGAGCACGCCAAGCGCATCTAACGCCGTCGGCGCACCGCCGGCGACCTGCATGGGCTCCGGTTATTCAACGGTTTCCGGTGCTATCACGTACCTACGAGTTCAAAATAGCGGCGGAGGTTCCCAGAGCGGAACCTGGATCCTCTACGGAGTCAACTGATGGAACACGTTACGTTCAACATTGAAACACAGGACGAAACAAAGGTCGATGTCGACTCTCAAGAGATGTCGAACATTCTTGATCGCAACATGGCCGACGCATGGATCGCTCTCCGCGCCGAACGTAATCGCCTTCTCGCCGCGTCCGACTGGACTGTGCTAGGCGACTCGCCCACACCGACCGCCGCCTGGAAGGCCTACCGCCAGGCCCTGCGCGACCTCCCGGCCAACACAACCGACCCGTTCAACCCTATTTGGCCCACACCGCCATCGTGAGGCCCTACACCGGCAACCGTGACCGGGCCAGCGGTGCTCAAGCAGGCACCCGCCGGTTCGTCGACTGGATGGTGTTCCTGTACGGCGTCCGGAACCTAGGCATTTACGCCAACCGCAAAGTGAACGGCCCCGGTACCGGCTGGTCAGTGCACGCCACCGGCCGCGCCTGCGACCTTGGAGGCAACCGCGACCAGCTCCGCAACGCCATCGACCTCGCCTACCAGCATCGCGACCGCCTCCAGGTCGAAGCGATCCACGATTACTCCGGAGCGTGGATACCGACCAAAGGGTTCGGGGCCGCCTATCGCTGTAACCGTGACACCGGAGGTCTGCTGTCCGGCTGGCAGGTTTACGAGTCCAACAAGATCGGTCGAGGTGGCTCGTGGACTCACATTGAGATCAGCCCTACCATGGCAGACAGGCCCGACATGGTGGACACCACGTTCACCGCAATCCTGAACGAATTGACCTGACCGTCGGAGTCCACCGTGAATATCGCCAACCCATCTAAAGCCCTGATCGCCCTGGTCGGCATGATCTGCATCACGATCCTCATGGGCGTTGACGCGATCACGTCCGAGACCGGCGTCCCGATCCTGACCACCATCATCGGCTACGCCGTCGGCAACGGCATCGCCGCTAAGCAGGGCCAACCCGTCGAACCCATCATCGGCAAAAAGAAGTGACTTGACCTTGCCCGACTGACTCGGTAGACCCAGGCCCACACCTGGACCCGACAGACAGGAGCAACCCATGAACCCCACCCGCCTGGCCCTCGGCCTCGCCATTTCCGCAATCGCCCTCGGCGCATTCTGGGACACCGGCCCTGACCCACAACTGGAAACAGCGTGGACCGCACCGAACACGGTCGTGGTCACCTCACCGGCCAGCACCACGAGCTCAAGCAGCTCTACGATCGTCACGACGACGACAGTGCCGCCAACGACCACGACGACACTTCCAGCCGTCCCGGTCGATCACGTCTGCTACGAATGGCTGCCAACGATGCTGGAGGCTGGCTGGCCGGCCGACCCGGAGATCCTGGCGACCGCGCTGACGATCATGTGGCGCGAGTCCCGCTGCACCCCCACAGCCGACTCGGGCCCCGACCACGGCCTCATGCAAATCAACCGCTACTGGTGCAAGCCGTCGCGCTACAGCGAGGCCGGCTGGTTGCAGGACCGCGGGCTCGTCGTCGACTGTGACAGCCTGTTCGACCCGATCACTAACCTGCGATCCGCCTTGGCGATCTGGTTGTACAGCCTTGACCGGAATGGCGACGGTTTCTTGCCGTGGACGACGTACAGCGGAGCCTGAACTGGAAAGATCGAGCCGCCTGCCTCGACTTCCCGCTAGAAACGTTCTTTCCCACACCAGGCCCACACCTCAACCGGCAGATCAAGCAAGCCAAAACGATCTGTCAGTCGTGCCCAGTCCGAACAGACTGTCTCGAGTACGCGCTGTCGTTCGTCCGTGGCCGGTACATCCAGTTGCCCGGCATCTACGGCGGAACAACAGAAGCCGAAAGATGGAAACTTGCGCGCACCCGTGTGATAAACAGTCACTAACTTCTCACCGACAGGAGAAAACCGAATGGACCTATCCAACTACGTCGACGTAGCGACGCGACTCAAACTGGCCTTAGACAAGTGGCCCGACCTGCGCGTGCAGGAAACCGGCCGCGAACTGCTCGAGGTCGGCGACAAGCTTTACCTCGTCTGCACCGTCACCGCCTGGCGATCCGCCGACGACCCAATCCCGTCAATCGCATCGGCCTGGGAGCCACTGCCCGGCGTCACGCCATACACCCGAAACAGCGAACTTATGGTCGGCTTCACGTCGGCCCTCGGCCGCGCTCTGGGCTACATGGGCATCGGCATCCAATCCTCGATCGCATCGGCGAACGAGGTCCAGGCCCGCAGAAGCGACGGAGACGCACCTGTAAGCCCGCAGGAGCCACGCAGAGCCCCAGTCGGCTCCGCTGTCCCACAATCCGGCGACGGCCCGTCACAGGCCCAACTCCGAATGCTCCAGGCTCTCAAGTACACGGGCCCAACCCCGCGGAACAAGCGCGAAGCCTCCGGCTTGATTGACACACTCAAGAAAGCGCAACAGCAACTGGACGAGGCGGCCGGCCAAGAGGAGCCATTCTGATGGGCACCATTCTCCCGATGCCCCGCACCAAAGTTGTTGGCCTGACGCCTGGCGAGATGACGTTGGCGCGCACCGAAGCCGAAGCTCGGCAGGCGGCGATCCGTGCTCGAGGCGCCACCAGCAACGGCCCCGCTAACCAGTCGATCGAGAACGACATGATTGGCGTCATGGGCGAGATCGCGTTCGCCAAATGGTCCGGCCTGCCATGGGTCGCCTCCAAGGGCGCCGACTACGACGCCGGAGGTTTCGACGTCGGGAACTGCGAGGTGCGGACCCGTCGGCTGCACTCCATCGGCCTCGACATGACCGTGAAAGCGTCGGCCCAACAGAAGTACAGCCCCGACCGCATCTACGTGCTCGCCTGGGCCAGCCCACGAAACAATCAGGTGCGCCTCGTCGGCTACACGACCCTCGGCTTCATCGTTGACTACGGCACGTTTAACCACGCTTGGAACGCCTGGGTACTCAACTGGAAACTGCTCGTCGACCTGGAGGAATTCAATGCCGGAAAACGCTGACATCGGCAAAATCTTTAAGATCAACGAGAAAGCCCTGCAGAACGCCGTGGTCGAACTGGCCCGCTTGTACGGCTGGCTGGTCCACCACACCAGGCCGGCCCAGATGCCGTCGGGCAAATGGGCGACACCGATCCAGGGCAACGCAGGCTTCCCAGACCTTGTGCTGGTCAAAGGGCACCACACTATTTTCGTGGAGCTGAAGTCGGCGATCGGCCGAACCAGCCCACAACAAGACGCCTGGATCGCCGCATTGCGCGAGGCCGGGCAAGAGGTCCACATCTGGCGACCTCGAGACATCAACATCATCAAGGACCGACTCAGTGAAAGGGATTGACTACATGGACCATTTGCTCCGGCAACTCGCCGAAACGACCCGCGTCATGGAGATTGCGACGCAACAGATTGAAGTGCTCAAGCACAAGGTGCATGACCTTGAGGTGGAGAACCAGCGGCTCCGCGACCAACTGGCGTTCCGCGTCACCCAGTACGACGAGGTCGTCGGCATGAACCAGGGCCTGATCGTCCGCATCAACCAGCTTGAGGTCGACAACAGCAACCTCAAGGCCCGCATCGCCCGCAACCTGGAAGCGATCCGACGCATGGAGGAGGGCGAACTGTGATCGCCGAAGTCGTCATCTCGGACTACTGGGCCGACCGCATCCAAATCTTGCTCACCCTCGGCGCAGGCCTGGCCCTCGGCTGGATGCTCCGCATGCTCTGGGACAGTGGCAAATGATCGTTCGCAGCGCACGCCCACACCTGAACTACAGCGTCGTCCACAACGCCCTGATCGAGGACGAGAAACTGTCATGGAAAGCCCGAGGCATCCTGATCTATCTGCTGTCCAAGCCTGACCATTGGCGCACCTCGACGGCGCATCTGGCGAGCGTGTCGCCTGAGGGTATTCATGCGGTCCGTACCGGCCTGCAGGAGCTTGAGCGCGCAGGCTATGTGAAGCGCATTAGGAAGCAGAACCCGTCTGGTCAATGGACGATGCACACCGTCGTATTCGACCAATCACAGCCTGTGGATAAAGGTGTGGACAAGTAGCCAAGTTATCCACAGCCGAAGTCAGGTTTTCCGACGTTCGGTTTTCCCGCACGTTTAGTAAGTACTGACAGAGTAAATACTGAAACTAATAGCATTGGTTCTAACTCAAAGAGGAAATCCACAGATGGCCGGATACAAGGACCCCGAGTACCAACGAAACCGGCGATCCATCCTCGCCGGAGACCCCGACTGCCACTGGTGCGGCAAAGCCAAAGCAACCCAAGCCGACCACCTCATCGAGCTCGACCGCGGTGGTGACCACAGCCTCGACAACCTGGTGCCCTCATGCGCCAAGTGCAACGCATCTCGAGGAGCCAGGCACGTCAACCGCAAGACCGCCCAACGCATCCAAGACCGCAAGGGCGCAATGAAGCCCAAGAAGTTTTTGGATCACCAAACCCTCAC